AGTCTTTGAATTCATTAAGACCCGAGTTAAAGCCGTACCAACTTTTTGCGAGGCAGTATCCTTAACACTACTGATGTCATCATATGGATTAGAGGAATCATCAGTCCATACTTTAGCAACTTTCATATTCTGGAATGACTCATAGCCAAAGTCTGCCAGTTGATTACCCAGAAGCAGCTTGCCGTTCAAAAGTGCTTGGACGGCGTAATACTCGCGAGTAAACCGAGCACGTAAAAGCAAATTAGCTTGATCATCGTACAATTTCTTAGTGATGGTCAAAATCAAATTTTCGTCATTAGATGCAATGGCATTATTTAAATCTTTAAAATCGTACTCATTAAGGTTCAACTTGTTTTTAAATTTGTAAGTTGGCAATGTGCCAGTTTGAAGTGAGCCACGTTCAACAGGCAATGCTGCTGAATCTTCTTTGGTTAAATCAAGTGGTGCTGGATATAAGTCTTGACCGTTAATTAATTTAACGTTATCAGCCTGTTGCTTAGTGGGGGTAAACAAAGCTTCCATTAGGTAAGGAGCTGTGTATTGCGGATTAGTGTTCCAATAGCCTTGCAGGTAATTGGAAGTTAGTAAATCAAATGCAGTTGCCACGATATAACATCTCCTTATCGATTAATTAATTTAACGCCAGGTGTTTTACCAGCAACCGCCTGTAATGCGGCTACAACAGTACTATCAAGTAATTTCTGGCGTAAATAAACATTTTCAAACCAAATTGTTACGTCTGCATCTCCAGCAGTAACATCCGTGTCTGCAGCAACTACGCCCGCAAACACTTGTCCTTCGGCACCTGTAAATGCTGACAGCTTAGTAGTGCCTATAGATTGATCGGCGCTCAACCAGTCAACTGTCGCGCTGACTGGAGTACCTTGTAAAATAACTTTCTTACCATCAGAACCAGCTGTGACAGTCGTACTGTCAATTGTTCCTGGTAAGCTAACGGTTAAATCTTGCCGAATTCTTGGATCAGAGTTGGCAAAGTATTGTGTATCAGCCATAGGTTACATCTCCTATTTTTCTATTTATCAAAGAATTTTCCCTTGAATCTATCTGGATCTCCCAGCGTTTTTTTAGCAACTAATTCGCCAAAACTAGGGGCAGCATTATTTTGCTGTGTATTACTATTTGGAATTTGATTATTTTTAAACATGTTTTTCTTGGTAATCTTAACTACTCGATCAAGCATTGACTTGAAGTTATCGACATTGTGCTTAGTCGTGTCTGGGTTATCACTAACCAGTGTGTCAACATCTTCGTTGGTAAATTGATAACCAGTATCCTTAAGCTGATTAAGGACCTCATTACGCATATCAGATCGATTTTTTTCAGCCTTAAGCTGGTTATTTTCATTAATGATTTCTTTAATACGTGCCTGTTGCTTTTCTGCATCGGTCATTTGTGCATATTGTTCGGCACTACTTTTCCCAGCTTTTTTACCTTCCTCAATGCCCTTTTTGCGGGCTCGGAATTCACGATCTTTAAGCAATTTATCGACTTCTGCTTGTGTAAATGTCTTATCATCACCAGTTTGATTACTATCGGCATCAGATGGCTTACCACCACTGTTCCCTGCACTAGCTTGACTACCAACATTATTGTTGTTTTGGCTGTTTTGATTAGCGCCGTTTAGCGTTGGGTTATTGTCGCTTTGATTAGCTTTAGTAACCGCACTAACCAGACTCTTCATAAAATCATTACCTGATTGACCACTTTGACTCCTTGAATTAGCTTGCGTATTATTGTTGTTATTTTGATCACCTTCGCCACCATCACCACCTTGTGCACCAGGTTGAGATAGGCTACCTGCTTGACCATCATCGGCAAAATACTGTAAGTTCATGTTTAACTTATCTGATTCCATGTGTTGCCTCCGTTTATAGCCTGTCGGCTGTTAATTCCTTGCGTAGTTTAATGTCTTAAGCATGTTTGGGACAAAACAAAAAGCACTCTAAAATCAATTAGAATGCTTGTTACTTTCTATTTCGTTTGCTGTTCCTTTTTCCATAAATAATCCATCAACAGTTACTGTAAAAGTATTATTGGCTTTTGACTGGCAAAATATGAGCAATTTTGGTGCAACGACAATTAGGATGCGAATCATCGGGAATGCTCGGAGAGCTGGCATCATTAACGGCATAGGGGCCATTGTCAGCAATTCCCTCACATTTGTCGCACGCTCCCGGCTGTGTTACCCAATCAAAATAGGCCATTCCTTGAGCCTTAAATACTTGCATGGTGGCACGGTCAAGAACCCGAGCTCGTTCAGTAACAATCACGCGCTTAATATAGACATCATTAGTTTCAAACACCCCAGTTACTGTTTGTGGTTTGGCCGTACGAATACTCGGAAATAACTGGTTGACATCCGTTTGTTTTAATCCGGTTCGCAATGATTTAGCCACTAATGCCTGAACATTGTTAACGAGGTTATCGTTGTATAGCCAAATATCATTACTCCACTGGCTACCATCAATAGTTTTACTGATGATCTGTTCGGAATTATGCAAGATCTCTCGCTTGGTAAGCTTAGCTTCTTTAACAATATCCGCACCCATTTTCTTAGCCAACCGATTGTTGTTGAATTGCCGACTAACATCCCGCTTAAAATCACTATTCAACGTTTGGCTGAGCAATTTAATGGTGGAAACTGTTGCCCAGGCAATGCTAAAACCGATCAAAGAATTTAAAGTATGGTATCTGTCAATTGGCGCATTCCTGGTATATTCCTTAAATCGGTTTTGAGATTGAGAATCATCATCTATCCGTGCTTGTTTCTGAAAATGAAATAGCCGATGTCTGTCAGCATTTGAATCACGCTTTAAAAGATCAACGTATCTTAATAGTCCGTTAACGCCATATTCAGCAATGAAAAAGTTAAGATGGTCCTCAATATCTTGCAATGCATTTTGATAAAAGTCATGAGATTTCCCATAAACTTTTTGATCGTCTTTTAGTAACTTGGCAATATATTTTTTCTCTTGACGTTTATTAATTGGCTTCATTCGTCACCGCCACTGCTATTGTTGATATCATTATTAGATGTGTCATCTTCACTATTGGGATCAAGATATGGATCCGGCATACGTTCTTTGGCTTGTTGTGCCAGCTGATCCTGCTCATCTGCAATCTTTTGCATTTCTTTTTTAGCATCTGGAACATTAGAAAGCGACGCAATGGCTGTTTCTTGGGAAGTAGTCGATTGCAATTCATTAGCGGTTTGAGCCTCCGCCAACAAATTATGAGGAATTGTGAAATTAAATGTATATTCAAGGTTATCAACATCATTAACATTAATTCCTTGTGCTTCCAGTGCGCATGCCCAAATTTGTGTCAATGAACGCTTGAACTTAGTTTCTTTAGCAAGCGCCTTGAGTTTCATGGAATGAATCTTAAAATCGAGAGCTTGTGCAGCCGACGTACTGAAATCAACGTTATCTAGATTAGCAATTTGGGACACCTGATAAATGAAATCAGTATCATGTTGAATTTGATTTTCCTGTAATTCATCGCCAGTTGGTTTTTCCATAAATTCAGCATCAGGAGTTGGTAAAGCTCTCGACTCATCTGAATTTGCCCATGCTTTATCCAAAAATAGGTTGAGTACCCTGGACTGCTTAATATCATCAATTTGTTCATCAGATAATTCAGAATTAATCACTTTCAAAACACTAGCAGCAAATGAATCCGAATCATTAGCCTTAGCACTCACGGCTCCATCCAAATCATCAACTAAACTAACCGTATCATCGAATACCCCAAGACGTTCTTCGTTGTCTATAACTTCAACAATTGGCAGTTGACTAAAGGGGTGAGCATTTTTATCATCAATCCCAGTATCAGGATCTGGGTTATCATCAAACGAAACTGATTGCATATTAGTGGCATCGCTAGCAAACGGTACAGTGTCATTCACTTCAATCAAACTGCCATGCAATATTTGATGGCCCAATTTGTCAGGCCGGTAACTATATGTGACACCAAATAGAGGCTCATTTTTGACCGTGTTGTCATAGACAATAAAGGTATTTAATGGATCTAAAAACGTAATATGAGGATAGGCGTCCTTATCCGTGTAAAGGTATAAATATGATCTCCCATAAACGCTTGACCATTTAGATGCTTCTGTAAACACATCATCCAGTACCTGATGTTTTGTCATATCTTGAATAAGATTGTTAACTTTATCGCTTTCGCTTGTTTCCTCCTCAGAGGGGTCTTGATATGCAATATCAACCGGCGTACCAATAAAGTAACCATTGAAAGAATCCACTAGTTTCTTAGGCATATTAACAATTCTACGATTATCCGGATCACCATGCGGTGTCGGCTTCCGGTTCAAAATGTTTATATGGCGTCCCTTATAATATTGGCGCTTCATATCGTAGATTGGTGCTAAACGTGTTCGATGAGTATTGATCATGTTGTATAAATCAACTGGGTTATCTTTAATATTCTGAGATGTTGAATAATGAAAAACATCATTATCATCCAGATAGGCACTACCAGATAAATTAACCGTATTATCATTTGTCCAACCTAGTTTTGAGGCATCTCTACCAGAAATAAAGGTGTCTTGAATGTTTGGATAATGTTTACTCAGGATGTCATCAATTTTTTGTTTCATAACTACTTAAATACCTCGCTTAAATAATTTAACTTTGGCATTGAGATGTGGATCAATTTTCAATCCCAATTTACGGGCATTATCAATGGCAAAATACTTAAAAGCATCAACCGTATGATCATTTTCTTTAATCACTTTGGGATCATCACTATGAACTGTCTTCTCATCCCATTGATATTGTTCATGCTGCTTAATAAATATTTGATTCTCAGGCGTATCCAGGTAGTACACACGACCTTGGGCCAAGAGTGACGACACATAGTCAATCATCGTTGCTTCATCACTCTTAGCTACACCGTGCCAGACTTCGTTATATTCTTTAACAAACTCGTTTCGTAAAGCTCCTTCAGCAGAGTCAATCGTCCGTTTACCAATTGGTACATGATAATTCATCGATTCCTCAAAGTATTTAATTTCAGGAACCAGGTCACTAGGAGCCTTTTTTCGAGATTGGTGTTCCGGGCTGTAATAGTATGTGTGCAGCAAAATAACTTTGCCCTTTGCCGTAACACCAATGGCTAAACAAGTAGTTGCTGAATTGATATGACCAGCATCAATTGAATAGTAAAGGGTAACCAGGGGATCATCGTTAATTAATTCGGTCAAAGGATGAAACAATTTCATGTTATAAACGTTAGTCCCCAAGCCAATAACCTTCCCCAGATACAACCATTTGTAATACTCCGGGTCGTTCTTTTTGTATGTTTCAATTAAAGTCAATTGCTGTGAATCCGTGATACCTAATTTATCATCTAGGTACGTTGAGGTATCAATAAAGCACTGTGGATCCTGTTCCTGCTTAGCAATCCATTCATTGATCCAATCATATGGATTACGTGGTGGATTATAGCTATAAAATACCTTCACATCGTTAACCCAGGGAGATTTTTGACGAATAAATGTGGGATTAGTTTGGTCGAAAACTTCAGCGCTCTTAAAGTTGGCTGCTTCTTCGTACCAAAGAGCAATAACATTTTGAATGGTATTGGATTTCAACTTTTCAGGCTTATCACCACCATAAAAATAAAACGCACTCCCCGATGAAATATGGGTAATACGCATTGGTGAAACTGAGTATCTAAATTCATCCGTCATGTTAAGCATATCGATTGCCCAGCAAATCTGACCATATACGGAATCTCGCAGATTAACCGTATTTTCCCGAATGCAGACAACGTTCACTTTATGGCCTAACTGAGCCTGCTTCTTCAGCATAGTCAACAACTTTAGGCTAATGGTTGATGATTTGAATGATCCCCGGCCACCCTTAGCAATAACGTAAGGACGCTTCGTCGTCCACATCTTTTTGAAATGGGGATTAATAACCTGAGATATTTTAATTACTCGTTTAGTTTTAACCGCCATTATCAGTATCCTCCAAATCATTAACGATCAGCGTACTATCATCATGCTGATTAACCTTTTGAATTTCTTTAGCCTTCGCTTCGGCAATTTTTGCCTCAGCCGTTGCCTTACGTATTTGAGCTTTAGATGATTGTTTTAATCCAAGGACATCAGTAATATCTTCGAGTGACTGAAGCATAGCATCAGCCGTTGCCTTCCTGATACCGTGAGTCACAATGTCAGTCTTGGATTCATCATGTAAAAACGTATATGAATCGATTACTCTTTCCAGAGACCAGTGATATTTACGAGCTGTTTCTTGGGAAATCTCAACAATTCTCTCATGAACTTTTTTATTCTTATTAAGCCGTGAACTCTCGCGCATTGCACTTGCCACAGAAGGCCCCGTCACTTTATAAGCCTCTAAGTATGCCCGATATAATGGCATTTTTTGACCGCCAACTAGCCATGCAAAGGCTTCTTGCTGTGGATTCAAATCACCAGAGCTACCTTTATTTTTGGGTGCAACCTTTTTGGATTTTGTGCACACCCTTTTTTCAGCTTTGCGCGCACCCTTTTTGCTTGGGGTGCGTTGCCAACCATATCGCTTTTTCCATGATTTAACAGTGTTTAGTGACACTTGATACTTGTCAGCAATGTCTTTGTACTTCATTCCAGACAGATAATCTTTCTCGGCTTGTTCCCGATTACTCATTACATATCACCACACCTCCATATTAGTTATTTTATGTACCAAAAATCATCATAATTAATCGTTGCGGTCACTTTCGTTTACTACACCACACTCAACAGGCCGTGCCTGAGTATCACGCCGAATAACCAGTTGGCACACCTTATCGCCCTTGTTAATTTGATTAGGTTGATTGGATAAATTAACGAAGATCGCCATAATTTCATCATGATATCCATTACCGATAATTGTCTGAATACATTTAGCGGGCGACTGGATGGTAAATTCTGGTTCTGGCCTAATCTCCGACAAATATCCTTTATTAAGTTGAATAGAAATTCCCAGCGAAACGCGCTTAGTCTCAAATGGTGCAAAATAAACAGTTTGATCAGCATATAAACCAAAACCCGTATCATCTGGATGTACCTTATGTGGCGCAATGGCAGATGCTGTCATCTTCTTGTATTTAAGAAATACCTTTGGCATGTCTAGCCTCCTGTAGTTTTAATTCATTCAATTTACGTGCCCTCAATGCTTTTCGCTTACGATCTTTAACTTTTGACTTCTTGTGACTTTTTGTGTGCTTACTATGTTTACTCATAAATGAATCGCCTCAATACTTTTTATTTTTTAACTGTTATATTTCTAAAAAATGGTTTGCCGTGAGATAATAAAAGTAAATGTTGTGGTATGTTTGTTTGTCGTGCAATTGTTTAAGGGGGCATCTGCGATGACAATACTCAATAATGATAAAATTTATCAATTGCTTAATGAGCGTGGATTAGGAGATGTTGGCCCAGAAACTGCTGAAGCAGTCGAATCAATTCTGGGAGAACTTGACCGAAAAAATGTTTTAAGAAAAAATAATAGCAAGAATTATTTTATTGACCGTTCCACACTTGAAGCCACATCTTTCTTAAGAGCATTAGTTGAACAAAATTGGATAATAATTGCACAAAATGAGAAGATTATCAAAGCGTTAAATGCTTCTGATATGAATTGATCCTATAAAAAGAAATAGCCTTCTAGAATGATATTAATGATTTAAAGCCGGAATCAGATTAACTCTTAGACAAATTAATTGCATTATTCATATATATGCCAGACAATAAGGTTGGATTAAGCATAAAGAGGAGGTGCTATTCATGAGTCTAAAAGATAAAGCAGATAGTACTAAAGATAAGGTCAGCGGTAAAGCCAAAGAAGTTGAAGGCAAAGCTACCGGCGATAAAGCTAGAGAAGCCCAAGGAAAAGGCCAGGGACTTCTTGGTAAGGCTAAAGACAAGATTGCCGATGCTAAAGATACCGTTAAAGACACTGTCGATGACCTCAAGAAAAAATCAGATAAGTAGTTTTTGATTTGCAGACAAGCTAATTAGGCTTGCCTGTTTTCTTTTTAACTAAATTAAAAACGCCCTCTTTACGAAGACGCTGTTTTAAGTTCTTATCCAGTTGTTTGTCAATCCGATATTCCTCTTTGGAAACGTAGCCGTAGCTAGTTTGCTTCATTGGTGTATACGGATGTTTGCGATCACTCATCAGTACCACCAGCCCTTATGACGGCCGTATTCAATAATGCCAGCTGGCAGCAATATGACAAGGTCTAAAATAACTAATGTGGTCACATTGCCACCTCCTTGTGATATAATTATTTGTGAAGAACTGGTATGACAGTTTTTCAAATTTCACTCATATGATTTACCTTGTGATTTTATATAGCAATGCAATTGCTGGTGAACTTTTGCATTGCTATATTTTGTAAGCGCAACCAAATGTGCTATAATTAGTTATAGAGGTTGTATTGCCTCAGTGAATATCTCTTTAAATATAGTTAGCTGTCTCTGTAGGACGCTTAATAGCGTCCCTTTTTTTATTGCAAAATAAAAGCCGGTGTTTTCCACGCACCGGTCACACTCACAGATGACGTTAACAGAAACAGAGCATCTCGCGTACTTAACTATATTTTCGATAAAATAAATCGTCCGTGAGCTTAAAGCTGCCCGTGAGAATCGAACTCACAACTAATCACCAGATGACAGTCCACTTATCAATTTGTATTAATGGAGTGTGCTAATTGAAGCACAACGTGACTGGCAGGGAATCGAACCCTGCACGGTAAGCTATCCGCCCTCTTCGTACATATACGTTACAGTCACACATCTAATTTTGAAGGGTGAAACTCTTTTGACAAATTCCACAATACCAATATAACTCTTAATTCCGTATAAATAGTCCGATCATAGTCCACTTTTAGTCCGGTTTGAGTCCGATTTATAAATGTGCAAATCATCTAAAAGATACGTATCGGCAAACTGCAATAACGCACTGGGCTTAATATGCTCAAAATAATGTGATCGAGAATAACCAATGGACATATAACACATTGTATCCGTGTAGTTATTTAAATACCTCATACTTAAAAGCTCCTTACCGATACTATCACATCTGCCAATTGCTTCAACCGTTCTTTCGACAATTTGCTGGGCATAGGCTCTTCGAATAATTGTGGCATCAGCGTTATTCAGTTTACTTGGCGATTTAGGCATTCCGTCCATTGCAGGAGATCTTAATTCCGCAATCATCGCATCATAGTTAGTTGAGGTTAATCCACTAGCCCTCAGCATTCTTGGAAATACGCTCCCCAAAAAATGCTTGCAGTTCTCAACTGTTCTGTCTCTATCTACCTGTGGAAATAAGCTGTCCATTTGGTTATCCAAGCCCGACACCCCTTCTAATAAGCTTTAATTAATGTTATAATCAATATTGTCAATTAATTAGCATTATTCGGCTTCCGGAAACGGGAGTCACTTTTTTTTGCCTATTTTTTAACTAATTTCCGGCCTCTCAAATTTCGATGCTTTTTGATTGATTCATTTATCTGCCAAGCATACGTCCTAATGCCATCTTCTTTTCTTAGCGTCTGTGCCATTGTGGACTCATCCTTTACTTTGTGATATTTTGTATCCTTAACTGCTATAATCATTATTTTTCTCCATATCAATACAGTTTTAATTCATTTTGCAATACTTCCAAATTAGGAAAAGAGTTGTCAGAGATTAGGTATTTATCTAAATCAACTAAGCGGTAACTGTCCAATCGTTCATCTTTAACCACCAAAAAATTACCGCTTGCAGCGTGAATAATGCTTCCAATATTTACGGGTATATCTTTATCATCAACATTTGCCATTAATAATTTTTCTCC